CTTAATAACTCCTCTGAATTATTTGCTGTAAGTGATTTTGTATTAAATATTGTAAATTCTGCACTAGCTGAATTATCTGCTACATCCATAGATACAGTTGGTGTGTTACCTGTATTGTTTGTAATTCTTATAGATTTTATAATTATAGTTTCATTACTAGCAGCAGTTACTAAAGTAGTTTCTGATGCAGTAGCTAAAGCTTTACCTAAAAATCTATATGAGTTAGCCATGATTATCTAGCTGTATTTGGTACATTGTTTGAACCTACTAATGGTGATTCTGCAAAAGCCATGTAAATCATGGTTTCATTATTATTGTTAATAGCACCTGTTGAAGATCTTACTTTAAAACCATTAGATAATATATCAATAGCATAAGATGAACTATCAGCTTCAGTATTATTGCTATTAGGGGAAAGGTATTTTTGTGTTTGATTATATTCTGATCTTTTGTTATCCCACATAAACCAATTATCTCCACCTTGTTGAGTATTTTTAACTAAAACAAAAGCAGGTTTAAATCCTAAATAACAAAAGCTACCATTATTTGACCCATTACCTTTGTATGAACCAAACTTGCTATAACCAGTTTTTTCTGCAAATACATAAGCAATCATTTGATTACCACTGCCATTTGTATCGCTATCATCTTTTAAATGAATTACTGAACTTGTTGGTAAAGTATCGTTCATAAAACCAGTTTGTGAAGTTGAAACTGCATTAGTTCCATTTAAAACTAATCTTGTTCTAGCATTAAATGTTTTATTCCATACAACCCAAGAATTAGTTGAGCTTAAATTTTTAAACATAATCATACCTGGTGTTGCACCAAGTCCATGACCAATCGTTCCTGCACTTCCAGTTCCTGTCCATTTACAAATTGAAAATCCTGCTGTTGTATTAACAGAAGTGTATGTAGTATTTATTGAACCATCTGTATTAGCTGATCCTTGACCACCACCTGCTTTCCAATTCCATGAACAGAATGTTTTTCCACTACCATTTATATCTGAATTATTTGCAATAGTAAAACCATCTGCTCCAAAAGCAGTTACACCATCAGCATTTGTTTCTTCTGCTGTAGTTGCATTACTATAAACAGTTTTTGTTACACCCCTAACAGCATCTGTCAACCAATGCCAACCTGCATTACTCCTAGATTTCAACCAGACTAAATCTGGTTGGAAGCCTATTCCAGAAATTGCATCTGATGAATTTGTCGTACCAGAATAAGTTTTAGTATTAAAGTGTGCTGTAGATTTATTAATTGTTGTGTATGCCATATTATAAGTTTAACCCCTTTGTTGATAAAGCAGTAAAGCCTGTTGGTACATTATATTCAAATATTCCTATACCACTAGCATTAGTTCCTGCACTAGCTACTGCAGTAGTTCCGAAGTATCCATTGCCAAAATTTACTTCTATATTTGAATCTTCTGTTGTAAATGCAGGTAAGAAAAAATCATCTATAGTTATTGAAGAAAACATAGCATTAGTTGTTGTGCCATTTTGTATTTCTGTTTGTGTTGCACTATTAAACCAAGTTCCATTTTTACCAATCCATATTGTGCCATTATCTGCATCAAAAGCGACCATTATTATATCTCCAGATGATGCTGTGCTTCCATAAGAAGAATAAGAATTATTATTGTATTTTCTGTAATTTTCATTTTGCCAACTCCATGAACCAGCTGATTGACCTACAAAATCCATTGTTTCCTGTGGTTTTGAAATACCTATCATTTGTTTCATTTCACCAGATAAAAATTTTGCTTCCCAATACCATTTACCAGAATTTGCACCTAATGTTCCAAATGTAGTTCTAAAAGCATCAGCACTATTTGTAATTGTTAAATTTCCATTTGAAAATGTATTAGCACCACCAGATGTTGGAATTGCTAAAGGATTTAAATTACAAAAAACATTACTTGGACAATCTTCTGTTTTTGTAAGTGTACCACTAACACTAGACCAATCATTAGAATTTGGAGAGCTATCTGTAATTGTATTTCCATCTTTAAAAATCCAAAAACCATTAGTGCCATAAGAAACACTTGGAGAAGTTTTAATTTTCCATTCTCCTGTTGTACTATCTGTTTCTCCAAAATCTGATGCAGAATAAGCATAGCCATCACAAAAATGCACATGGCTTAAAGTAGATTCTAAATACTGTGTATCATTATCACTTCTTTTACCCATTTCTATTGGTTCAGTAGTATTAATAAAACTGTCTTTGTTTTGAGATGGATAAGTTTCTGTGGCAAATGAAGTTTCTTGTACTCCATTAACATAAAATTTTACTCTATTTGATGCTGTTGCTTGTGCAGTATCCCAAGTAAAAACAAAATGATACCAGCCACTAGTATCCCTAAATTTTCTATCTGGTGTTAAATTTGCATAATAACCACTATCATAAAAACCCATAACTAATTTATCATCAGTCTGCCATTGAAAGAAATCATCATGATTATTATTACCTGATTCATCGCAACTAAATATTCTTTGAACAGTGCCTAGTTTATTTTTCTTTTCCCACCAACTTAGTGTCCATTTTTTGGTATTACCATTACCACTAAAAGTTTTTCTTATTGATGTATTAGCCATTAGTTAAATTGTCCTCCACCTGTTGCACCGAAGCTAGATGTTAAGCTAAATGCTCTATCAACTGTTTGATTTTCAGCATCGGTTATTCTTAATGTAAAATTGTATGTAGTTGGTGTAGTTGAACTACCACCAAAATCTGTTGTTGTTATAGCACCTGTAGAACCATTTAAAGCACAATTAGCTTGTGATGCGTTTGTTAATACATTTGTTGTTTCTGAAAAAGTAATTGCACTATCAGATGATCCTGCAACTGTTGCAACTGTTCCACTAAAGTTTCCAGCAATAGATCCAAGAGAACCTGCTGCTGTTGAAAAACTTGGTGCTGTAGAAGCTGTTATAATATTGTTTGTTGATCTACCAGCAAGACCAGTTGGATTTTCAACTCTAACAAAATAATTACCAGCAGCTAAAGTTACATTGACTGATAATGTTGTAGCATTGGTAAAAGAAACTGTGTTAGCATTTGTTATAGCTCCAGTAGAGCCATTAACAAAAGTAACAGATGGTATTGAAGCAAACCCTGTTCCTGTAATACTTATTGTTGTAGCAGTAGCAGGTGCAATTGTTTGAGATACATCAGCTACTGTAGGTTTTGTTTCAGCAGCATCAACCCAAGTTAATTGGTTAGTGTTAGAACCATTTGTGGCAAGTACTTGTCCATTAGAGCCAACATTTTGTGGTAGTATTAAAGTGTATGATTGACCTGCACTATGAGGTGGTGCTTGAATACCAACTCCATGTGTGTTGACATGACAATTAAGAATTAATTTACCATCAGCACTAGATCCATCACCTTTAACAACTAAAGCTCCATCTAAAGTTGATCCACTTCCAGATACTATGTTTCCAAGAGTTCTTGATTTAGACATTATTTAATTTTCCTTTATTATTTTAAATTTTGTAATGGCTAGATATTTCTACCTAGCCATTTAATTATTCAGCTTTTGGATTTGCGTCTTTAACTGCTTTAATGGCATCTTTCCAAGTAGTCGTACCATTAACTTCATCATGGTATTGCATATCTAATTGTTCTTGAATTGTTGGATATGCTTTTCCTCTTGGATTAATATGTGCATCTCTAGTTTCTATTTCAGTTGCTTTAGCTTCTATATCTTCATTAGCTATAGGTGTTGTATTAATCCAAGTAATTCCATCTAAACTATCTCCTAGAATTGTAAATTGTGCGTTTGGATTTATTTCTTTTATTGCTTTGTGATAAATTATTGACATTATGCTAAAATCTCCATTAAAGTTATTGACGAAGTTGAACGAATATCGTCATTGTCGTTTGAATCTCTTTTTGATCTATTGACTACAACAGCACCATTACTTGATGCGTTCCATTGATACATAGTATATTTAATAGCTTGTCCTGCTGAATAAGATAACCCAGTTGTAGAACTATCAATTACATTAAAACCACCATTTTCTTGTACCCAATTTGCACCACTTTCAGATGCACCTGCAACCATTGCTCTCCTTGTATTACCAGCAGCATTTCCCATAAATCCATCAATAGATGAATTTGATGCACCAGCAACACTTCGATATAATTTCAAACCATGACCTGCTGGTCCACCATCATTTGAACCAGTAGATATGTGACCCATTACTAAAATAGTTGAACCTGCTTTAGTTGGTGTAATTGTGCAGTTGTAATTAGTTATTTCTGTCCATTGGTTCTGTACTGCACCAGTAAAAGCATCTTTGTAAAGAGTATGCGATATTGCACCAATTTTTCCACCTGCGTCTGTTCCCCACTCTGGAGCAGTTGCACCAGAATTAATTTTAAGAACTTGACCAGCTGTACCTTTAGCTAGTCTTTGTAATCCACTTCCATCTCTGTAAAGTATATCACCTTGTGTTGTTAAAGTTGTAGCTACATCAGTACCATCTGTACCTGCTTCTGCCATTAAATTCCAATAAGTACCATTACTTACTGCATTTCCTTGTGATGCTAATATACAAATATAACTAGAGCCACCTGATGAAACTACGTCATCAACTTGATATTGAGTGCTATTGTTATAAGCACCTTTCCAGTTAAATTTGATAGCACCTAGATTTACTGTTGCCATATTTGTTTCCTTATATTGTTGCTATTAGATCGCCATTTGAGTCAATGCTAAAGGTAAAACCACTAGCACTAAATAAGACATCATCAAAAGTGGCGAAAGTTGAACTTGAGATGTTGTCTGCACCTTGATTAGTTGTTGTAACAATCAAGTTTCCATTGTTGTCTTTATTAAAACCATAAACTTCTGCACTTGAAGTGTTACCATATTCTAAAGCATTTCCTGCGGCATTGACTTTAAGTGCCTGTCCTGCTGATCCAATTGAGCTTAAACCTGTACCACCTCTAGCTGTTGCTAAAGTTCCAGCAGTTATGTTTGAGGCATTGATTGAAGCTACGTTAAAAGTACCATATGCAACTATTGAAATTATATCACCGACTGTTGCACCACTAGATAAAACAATCGAAGTTCCACTAGTTACAGTTACGTCAGTTCCATTAACCAACTTTGCTCCGTTTAAATAAACGTCTATGAATCCTGCGTCATAAGCAAGAGTCGTTCCACTATCATCTGCTCCTGTAAATGTTGTTTGTCCACCAGAGGCAGTATATTTAAACCTTGCCGCAGTACCGTTAACTGTAGAACCAGCTGCAGCCCAGCCACTTGATTTATAAACTTTTAATTCATTAGCAGTTGTGTCAAAGTACAGATCTCCAACATTAAGACTTGTTGTAGGAGCTGATGAAGAAATTCTATAAACTTCTGCAAAATTATTTATCGAAGATAAATTATTAGCTGCAGTTGTTACGTTTGCTGAGTTTGATGCAAGTGCATTTAATCCACTAATCCCTGCTAGTGTATTCATGTCAGATACAGTTTGAGAAGTACCTAAAGTGTTCATGTCAGCTATTGCATCACTTGTTCCAAGTAATCCAATTTGAGTTGATTTAGATGCAACAGTAGTTACCTCTGTAGCTTTTGGAACTAATCTATGAAAATTGTAAGTGTGTTGAGTAGTTGTAGATTCAACTAAAATACCAAAACCTGCTGGTAAAGATGCGTTAGCACCACAATTATTTAACGTAACTGTAGAATTACCAACTGTACCATTTGCAATAGTTACAACTCCAGAGCCATTTGCTGTATGTGAACTTGCAAGTGCTTGAACACTAACAATCGTACCAACACCATTATTTACATCAGGGTTTGTATTTGGAAAACTTGTTTCGTTTGCTATTGGAACAAAACCACCAACATCATCTACTAAATCAATAACCCTGTTATCTATTGCAGAAGTAGTAGCAATAAAATTATCATTACTAGTCCAAGATTGACCAGAGTTAATTAGCTCTGATGTATCTTTATTTAAAAATCTAGTATCAGCTGCGGACGTTGTGTAGAAAGTAGTATCGTTTGGCGTATGAGATGCTTGTTCTGAATTTGTAACAATTGCTGAATCTGAAATTTTGGCAATTGTTACTTGATCATCTCCAATATGAGCTGTGTCTATTGAACCATCTACTAGATGCTCGGAGTCGATACTATCATCAGCTATCTTTGATCCATTAACACTATCTGCTCCTAATTTAGTATTAGTTACAGCTCCAGCGTTTATTTTAGCTTCTGTAATTGCATTTGCATTTACTTGTGATGCTTGAATAGAATTATCTGCAATTTTTGCATTTGTTACAGAGTCGTCTGCAAGTTTTGCAGTAGTGATTGAATTGTTAGTTAAATTACTTGAACCAACAACATCAGTTGGAATTGAGTTACCTGTTTTAGTTAAGATAGCCAAATAAATTGTTAATGCTTCGTTTTGTAAAGTACCACTATCAAGAGTAACATTAACTGTAGTATTTGTATTAAAAGATGAGCTTGATATTGTTCCATAAACAACACCAGTAGATGACCCTGTAATTTTAACTCTACGACCAGCATGGTAGAATGATGTTACATCTACACCATTAATTGTAAATGAACTTGCACTAGCATAAGCACTTGTAAAAGCACCATCTCCATCACCATAAATAACCCACTGGGCGTCATTATACCAATCTCTAGTATTTTTCATTAAAGCCCTAATAGAATTATTTAGGTCGCTAGGTAACATTCCCTCTGCGGTATTGATACCATTTAGAGAAGTGTTATTTGCTTGTGTTGTTGAATAATCTTTAATGCCTGACATTTATTTCTCCTAATTCATAAACCATGCAAAAGCCTTATCGCTTTCTGTGTTATTTTTGTTAATTAAATTATTTACAGCTTCTTCAATTTGTCTTTGAAAAAACTCTTGAGTTTCAATTGAGTATCGAACATTATCTATATCAATTGTATCACTCATTATCTTGACCCACCTGGTGTTGCAATTAAATCTATTCCTTGTGCATGACTCCAAATAGAGTCAGCAGGGATTTTTACATTTGCTCTAAAGTATCGACCACTTTTTCTAATAGGGCTAATACCACTATCATTCATAGTTGATGATGCACTTGATGTTACATTATCGGCTAATTTATCTCTTGTTTTAACAATTACATTAGCACTAGCGTCAACCAATGGTCTTATACCAGTTATGTTTGCTCTTGCACCAGGAAATATTTCTGCTTCCTTTGTTTCAAGTTCGGCTTCTAAATTTTTTCCACTAAATATAGCTGCTTTAAAATTTTCATCTATTGCACCTAAATATAATTGTCCTTGTGTCCAATAAGGAGTGTCTAAAGAAATATTAATTTCATCCAAGTTCTCTGACACTAAATCCATTAACTCAACTGTATTAATAATTACAAATTGTTTAAAAATTTGTGATGCTTTAACATTAGCTAAAGACCATTTTTGAGTTACATAATTATAAATTAATAATCTATCACAAATACCTGTTGTATTAGGATTGTTCTTACTTGGGTATAACCATATAGCTAGTGTGTTAAATGGATCAACAGCACTTGTTATTCTATCAGGATAAGCTTTGTTTAAATCGTTTTCAAAAAATCTATTTACTTTTTCAGCTCCTATAGGCAACACTTGATCACCATTAATTTGAAAGAAACCATCATCAGCGTAGAAAAATATTTGTCTATTATCTTGGCAAACAGTTTGGCCATAGACAGCTCCTCTGTTCGGAGAGATTACACTAAATCTAAATATTGTGTTTCCACCAACAAAGTCCATCCGAATAATTTGGTTTTGTCTAAATACATATCCGACCTCACCACTAGTTATGGCAACAACCTGACCTCCAGAGCCTGGCAAGTCTTGTAAATCACTTGAACTTATACCAGCTTCCCAAGTTGATATATCGTTGATACCACTCCATTGAACTCTATTCTTAGCGTTCTCAATATTTCCTGTTACTAAAAAATCTCTAACAACACCACTAACTCTAAACTTACTAGGTACGTTACCACTTGTTACTATACTTTGAAGTGTAGCAAAGTTTGTTGAAGTACCCATTTGATAATACATTGGGGGATTGACACCATTACTTGCAATTACAAATTGGCCAAATTGAGTAAATGTAAAAAAATCAGTATCACCACCACTTATAGTACAACCACCTTTTACACTAGTAAAAGTTCCACTAGTTAATTTGTAAATATTGTTTTTTGTTCCAACAAATGTAAATACAGCGTTTGTGTTATCTCTAAAACTTCCTGCTCCTTTTGCATTTTGTGTAACATTAGATGCACCACTATAGGCTACTAAACTTTTTACAGGCTTGTAGCTTGATTGTGCATGATACACATTAGTTGCTACAGTTGAGCCAGGGTTTAGATGCGATGGTTGATCAGGTAGCCATTCTCCAAAAGGTAATTGCATAATTAAGCCGAATTAGTTGTAGTAATATTTAAAGTTTTAAAAGGTGATGATATTGTATCTTCACTTCTTATTTGTAGAGGTGATCCACTAAATTGATCTTCTCTATCGTTTTGTTCTAATCTTTCCATAGCTGTTCCATACATCTGTTGCCATGTTTGAACTTGTTGAGGATTAATGCCACCTAAAAAATTCGCTGCATGAAACAAAGCACCATATAAATAAATAGATGGATGACTTGCTAAAATATAATTAGAAGTGTTGCTATTACTTAAACTTGTAAAAGCTTTATAAAAATTTAATTTACCAGTATATGTTGCGTCTGGTTTTGGCATAAATCTAAAATTATCACCTAGTATTGTATAACTAGATGGCAACCCTGTTTGTGAAGTTCCTTTTACTTGATCCATTTGTGGTGGAGTCATGTATCTTAAAGGATATTTTGTTGAGCCACTTAAAATAAAAAAATCTCTTATTTGTAAAAAACCACTTGGTAAAGCAACAGTTTCACTATTAATAGTAATATCAGTTGAAGTTACCATAGCTCTAACTCTTAACTTTGAGTTAAAATCAGCTTCTACTAATTTTATAAAATCGTCTTGTATTTCACTTGTTAAATCACTTCTATTTAACCAATTAGCAATTGACGTTTTTAATTCTGTGTAATTTGTTAATGCCATTAAAATCTACCTGGTGCTGTTCTAAAATATCTATAATCAGAACTATTTAATTTTTCTTTTAAAATTTTAGTTTGGACATCTTTGGGTAATGCAAACCAATTACCATTATTTTGATCTTTGTTGTATTCTTTAGCCCAAATTTCTAAAACAATAGTTGGAATAGTAGCTACTCTTTTTAAACCTTTGTCAGCACTATAACCATCGTTTTGATTGTATAGTTTTTTATTGTGGTCTAATATTGGCTTGTGATCTACTTTTCTTTCTTGGACAACACCTTTTTCTGTGCCAATAAAAGTTTCACTAACCAAACCATCTTTTTCAACAATTTTACTCATCGACCACCACCTTTATATCTAGTTTGTTTTCTTTGTCTTTTTTCCGACTTTGACTGAGATTTTTTGTGAACCCCTTTTCTTTTAGGTGGTTTATCTCTTGGAACAAAATGAACAAACTTTTGTCTAGCCACTTAACTCAGTAACGTACAAATCGCCACTTCCTATAAAAGCAACTTTTTCACCTGGTCTAATTTTTATTATTTCAATATCGTTAGCAGGTATATACATAGATGATGTAGTAGCAGTTGGTGATCCACCAAAAGCAACATGGCCATTAGCACTAGCAACTAGTCTTACAAATTGTGTATGAGATAACATACCATCACTTGTAGCTGCGCTTGATCCACTAGATGTTACTTTCTGTGTTTTAATTGGAAATAATCCATAATTATAAGCCATTAGTATTTTCCTTTTTTACTTTTCATTTTTTTTGTTTTTTTCATTTTTGATTTTTTTGCAGGTCTCCCTTTTTTAGACCCATAAGTTCCTTTTCCCATCGGCATATTTATTTTCCTTTACTTGTTTTTAAATTTTATTGTGCATTTGGGGGAAGTACCGGCTAGGCAAGATCCCCCAAATTCTATAATTATCTTCTTACAACAATTGTAAAATGAGCAGAGTGAGTTCCTGTTGATGCACCATTAGTAGCGATGGCAATAAAATCACCCTCAACTACGTTATTAGCACCAGTAGGCTCACAAGTGTCAATATCACCTGCGGCACTTCCACTATGTGCAATAGTAATAGTTCCACCAGTAATATTTGTTGTACCAATTTTTGCAGTACATACTGCATTTGCTGTAGCAATTGTTCCACCTAGTACGGAAGTAATTTTAATTACTCTCCCACCATCTGGCACTGCAACTCTAACTGTACTTGCTGTTGATACATCGTCTAAATGACACTCTAAAAAATAATCGTTTAAAGTTCTCATGTTTTTTCCTTATAAGTTTGCTTCGTTCCGACTTTAAAAAAATCTTCAAAGACCAAACAAAAATGTTAATTGAATATAGGGGGATTGCTCCCCCTATAATTAAATTGATTATGATGTAGTTACATCAAAAACTGCACCACTTGCTTTTTGGTTTTTAGAAACCAAAGTATATTCGCAAAGTAGAGCTTGTTTTTCAGCGTCTCCAGTTTTTGCTAGGTTCATAAGAGAGAAATCTCTTAAGAAAGCAGTAGCAAACATATCTGGTTGTAAAACAAACACATCTCTTGATCTTGAGAATCTATTTGGAACAACAGTCATCGCACCAAAATCAGATTCATAAACATCAACTGCAGCTACAAGTCTTTTGTTTTCAGCAGGGTCAAATCTAGTTGATCCACCTGTAAAACCAGAAAGAACTTGTTTGTTGAATGAGCCAAGCATTACCATTGACGGATCGCCACCCTCATCCCAACATTTTTTGATTACATTTTTAAGTTGAGACTCTGTGAAAGCTCTTTGAGTTCCATCAGTTCTAGCAGTACCAGGTACGTCAGCACCAGATACTTGACCATTTGCTCCACCTGCGCCTGCATCTACGTTAGTTTGAATCCAACCTGCTAATCCAGCAAGTTCTCTAGCTGTAGAGTCATCTCCAACAACTGGTGAGTTGTTAGCTGTTAATGAAGTTTCCATATCTCTTTTAAGCTCTTTAGAAGCTTTTGAGATTTGATAAGCTAATTCATTATTTCTACCAGCTTTTGATACACTTTCTAAAGTACCAGAAACGATTACAGATTTTCTTGAAATCTGTGTTCTGTTATTAACTCTAGTTGTAGCAGTAGGTGCTGCAAATGAAATCTCATCACCCTCTATTTGTGCATTTGTTCCTGATGCTCCTGCTAAAGCGTCAGTTTGCCATTCATGTAAAACGGCTGTTGCTTGTTCTTTACCAATACCACTCATAAACGGTGTATCAGTTGGTGAGATTGAATATATCAGATCTGATAAATCTTCTCTCAATCCTTTAGCGTCATATTGACTATATGTTCCAGTTACCTGTGCCATAATATTCTCCTATTGAGGTTATTTATTGTTAATCATATCTAAAAAAATACTAGTAGCGTCTTTCATGCTTCCAGTTTTTTTTAGACGACTCAACTTTTCTTTACGTTTCGCTAAACTTATATCGCTTTTTTCGTTTTTAACCCCACTTGAGAAAACTTTTCCTGGTTTAGAAATCTTTTTTGCCAAACCTGGTTTTGAACTTTGCATATTTCTAAATTTCATAGCATCGTTCACCAACATAACAATTCTATGATCATAAACTTGTGCTACTTCTTGGTCATTAAAACCATAAGCATTTAAAGTTGATTTCATAGAAGATTTTAATTTAGATGCTTTTGTAGGATCACTAAATTCTGGCATTTTAGATACCAATTTACGTTCTTGATCTTTTAAAAATTCTCCAAATTGTTTTTGTTGTTCACCTTGAGTCTTTTCAATAGCTTGATCAAGACGTTCTTGTCTTTTTTTCATTCTATGTTCAATCCTCATAGCTTCCGTTGGATCTTCTTCGTATAGTTTTTCTAAATCAACATTATTTTTTTCTTGATTTAGTTCTTGTTGGGCTAAAGACACCATTTGATTAAGTTCATTCAACTTATTAGAATAGTCTTGTCTTTGCTTTTCCGACTCTGCCTGTAATTGTTTTCTTTCCATAGAAAGATTTTCAGTTTTTTGTCGGTAGTCAGCATCTCTTGAGTAACCGTTCCTCAATTCATCAAGGGTAACATCGAATTCTTGTCCATTGACTTTGACTTTATGCAATGGGGACTCTTGTTTCTCTTGAATCTCAGATTGTTCTTCGTCTTGAGTTGCTTCTTCGGAAGTTTCTTCTTGCGATTCTTCTTCCATTGTTTCCTGTTCCTGTGGTTGATCTTCTACTTGAGATTCCTCATCTGTTGGACCAGGAGAATTTTGTTCTTCTTGGGGTGGCTCACCATCTTGTTGAGTTTGTTTTTTATTCTCATCAGGGTTTAATAGACCACTTATTGTTTTTGTTGCTTTTTGGATGTCAGTTTCAGCTTCCTTTAATGGATTAGCATAATTGTCTGCCATATCGTTCTCCTTTAAGTTAAGTTCCTGTTGTGTAGGTTGACTTATCCTAAACTTGATTGTTTAGAATTTTTTGTTTTTGATACTTTTTCTAAAATCTTCTAATTGTTTAGAAGCTAATTTACCTGTATCAATGACTTCTTTTAAATTTTGTTCTACTTTGCCTACAATGTTATAGGCTAACCAAAGCATTTCTCTAGTTTCTTGTTCTTTTACACCAGTACTAAATAGACTATCTTGATAAGATTTTTTTAATTTATCAAAAGACTCTTGTAATAAAGGATTTTCAAAAAGTTGTTTAGCCTTGTTCGACTGGCTCACTTCCTTTTGGAGCTTGTCCTGGTCCATCATTTAAGTTACTCACTTGTTTTTCTAGTGACTCTGCGCTTCGTTGTGCTTCTAAAAAAGTTTTATTTCTATTGTTTGTAACTAACTTCTCAAGATCTGCGTCTGCTTTTAATTTTGCTACGTCTATTTGTGAATTATATTTTAATTCTAATTCTTTAATTTTTGTTTCAAAACCTAAAATAGCTTCTGCAGTATCAGCTCTTAATTTTTTGTTTTCTAATTCTAACTCTGCTACTTTACGTTTTTCTTCACTTTGTATTCTAGTAAATTCTATTTTTTCAATTGGTGTTAATGGTGGCTCAGGTGGTGGAGTCATCATTGTTTTACCCATATCTGGATTAACAAAATAATTTTCAACATTTTTTAAACCAGCATTTTCTATAATTTTTGCTAAACTATTATAAATATTTTTAAGACTAACCATTGGGAACTCTCTATTGCCTTGCAATTGGAAAGCTTGAAGTTGTCTTTCTAAAATATTATTTAGCATTACTATTTGTTGTTCTTTTGATCCACTTCCTAATCCAACAACAATTGAAATATTAAATCTATTCTTCCACTCTGTAGGTTTTACAGGTACGAATTGATTATTTAATTCTACAACTCTTTCTTTGTCTTGATACTTACAAGTTAATTCAAAGATACGTCTAAACAAATCCTTAATCCCTGTCTCTGCAAATACTCTAGCGATTAACTCCATTCTCATTTGAGATTGAGTCATAATCGCATTAACCCCTGTCGCTGTTTTGTTTAAGCTATCAGCGTCTAGGCCTTGATTATATCTTGTAATCCCTGTTCTAGTTTCTCTAATTGTATCTAGGTATTCTAGTAAAGGGAAAGCTTGTTGAGATATAGTTTGGTTTTGCATAGGGAACATCACTTGTGATGGTGGTTGTTTAGTTCTAACCACACCCCCTGGTCTTGACGTAAGTAAATCATCAAGATTAACTTGGCCGTCCATAATAGCAACTCTATTGTTATTAGTTAAATACATATTATCTAATAACTGTCTCATCACTGTTGATTTAATTAATTGAACATCTTCAACTAATTCACTAACACTACGACCATAAAATCTATGAGGCATTGGAATAGGTGTTAAGCTACAAAAAGGAATATTATCACAAGGCATATTCTCTAGTATTTCATTTGCACTAGACCCTGCTACTATTACTTTTCTTAACTCGGCTACGCCATCACCATCCATATCGCATCTAACGTAGCACTCATAAACTTCTATATCAGTTGTTGCTTCGTCTGGTGCTTGATTTAATGGAGACTCATCTATATCACTTAATCTTGTAAGTCTTTCATCATTCAAAAGAATATTATTTGATGTTGGCAAACTTTCTACAACATCTCTATCAAAGCCCATTTCTATAAGTTGGCTTCTAGTTTTCATAACTCTATGTGCTACAAAGTTTGCATCTTCAATAGACTTTGCACTTCTTTGAATTAAAAATTCTTCAGGTGGTACGTTTTCTATTTTAACTTTACCACTAGTTGACGTTCTTTTAATAACTACGTCATGCAACATAGGTGTTGGAACATCTTCTAATTTTTGGCCAAGCTCTTGAGCTTGATCAGGGTTTTGTTCCTCTTGTACTTTTGTTAAAGCTTTAAGTTGCTCTAATTCTTCTTGTGCTTTTTCATCAACACTAGTTTCTTCACTAACAATTTCTACATTGTCATCATTGATCAATAATTGATATTCTTGATCATTTAAATTCTTATAAGTTTCTTGCTCAACACTTGAACTATCATCCCAATAAACTTTGACAATTCCATTTTTTTCTAAAAGAGCATCTTTAAACCAAGTGTATAGAATACTAAAACCAGGGTTATCTTTGTTAAAAATATAATTAATATAATTTGTAGCTTGATCACTTAATGCAACATCTTCGCTTTTAACAGGCTCACATTTAACAACTTGATCACTAGCTGTAAATATTCTTAACAAGTTAGGTAAGATTGTTTCAACGGTGTCGGCTACGTCTGTTGATACGACTTGCGATCTACCAT